GCATATACAGGTGAAGGAGCAAACAAGTCTATTGTAAAAGCTTGGTTGAAACTAGAGTTATTCATGTAGAATATAGACGTGTCCGCATCTTGCCATATCTCTAATCTTGTAGCTATCCAACCATTACCAACTAAGTCGTGTAATATTAAATCATAAGTACACTGATCAATATCGTCCATTGTGTTTGCTAAAGGATCGTAGTTGTACATTGTGCTATCTATACAACCATATATTTTTAAAGTAGCACAGCTACTATCATCTACAGTGGCTAATGGATCATACTCTACATAATCATCGTCCATACAGCCATATACCGGAGGAGGTGGCACACATGTATCAGAGATAAACACGTGAGCGGAGTCTTGCCCGAAGCTAGGGTCAATCCCATAGACTACGGTATCGCCGCATTGCATTACATAATACGAGCCATCTTGTCCTCCCCATAATGTACCTTCTAATCCATCGCCATATAAATCATATATAGTAAAAGTTAACTCTCCAGGAGGTAAACAAGCAAACTGAAACTGCGGCTCGTAATCTGGCACATTGTTATAAGGTCCACCTGAAAACACTATGTTACCTAGACTGTCGGTTATTGTCCAGCTAGTTTCTTCAGGGTATTGGTCTAAGTTTATATTTACTAATGTTGGTACACATGGTCCTGGTGGCGGAGGAGGTGGTGGTGGTAAACAACTTGGCACTTGTCTATTTGAATACACACCTGACTGAAAGTTAGGATTAGGATAATCCACTATAGTGTCACCACAAACAGTAACATAATAACTACCGTTCATACCATCACCGTAAGTATCTCTAATTAAAAATGTAATATCAGCTATACTATCATTTATGTAACAAGTGTCAGTGTAAGTAGTATTTGGTGATGTATAATAACCAGCTGGTACCATAGCTATAGTATCACCATTTAAACTGTCAGCAAATAAAGTCCAATATGTTTCCGTAGGATATTGATCTGTAGTTACATGTATTACACACTCTTTCTGTGCAAATGTTATAATAGGTAATAATAGCAGTAATAATAATTTTTTCATTCTTTTATCTTAATTGTTATATCATGAGGTGCATACTCGTTTCCTCCAAAATATGGGTATAAGTAATATCTTTTAATTAAACCCCAGTTTCCTTCCGGTCTTCTTCTAACCATTGTTGTATCACCATCTATAGTTATAATGTAGTAAAACGTTTTTATATCTATAGTAGCGTTGTAAGCAACGTTTGGTTCTATAGTTCTTATTGTAGCAGCCGTGTGCCTACCTTCTTCATGCCTTAGCCAGCAAAGCTCTAATTCGTTATTTAAGTATCTCCAACCTAATCTTATAGAGTATTTTTGATGTCTAACACCAAAGTCACTAAAGCCGTAAATCTTATTTACGTCATGTTGATTCTCTGGTATCTCGCTAGTATAAATAGCAGACTCATCTAGCATGAAGTCAAAGTTTATTCTTGAGTTTGTAGGGTGGTTAAAGTAATTGCCCGAGCTATGAGCACCCTCGGGTATTACAAAAGTTCTAAAACCAAGATCGTCACGTTCTTTACTACAAGAGATAAATAATAATACTAATAATAGCTTGCGCAATTATTTTCTAAACTGGTGAGCTTGCCAATTGCCAACACCACCTTTTACTTTGTTCTTTATTTTTGAATCAATAACAGTGTTAGTCTTTGGTCCATCTTTATGTACCTTCTTGTTATGACCTTGTGGAGGAGTTGGTGGTTTAGTAGGATCCTTTTTATATTCTCCCATTTCATATCTTGATTTAGCAAGTTCAAAAGATTGATCGTCACTGCCTTTATTAGCTCTTGGTCCAAACCCACCTTTTTTCTCCATTATGTTTTTCTCTCCTGTACTTTTGTTAGGAGATTTTTTAGCGTAAGGATCTGTAGTAGTATCTAAGTCTGATACTTGACCAGTATGTAGTTTACCGTCTTTAGCTTTAAACATTTTCTTGCCTTTAACAATAACATATTTACCACCAGACTTTTTAACTTCGGCAGATTTATTTAGTCTAGCTATTTCTTGCGCTAGAGTTTCTTGCACTTTGTTTGGACTACCTTCTTTCTTACAGCTACCAGGCGCACAAGGCTTAGTTCCAGGCACTCTTTTATAACCCTTCCAGCAATTACAATCTTTTTTCTTTGCTGGTGATGTAAATTTATACGAGCTCTTGCAACCCGCTCTTTTTGTTGGTGTTTTCATATTTTAAAAATCGCTCATTAATAATTCGTCTATTGCAGCTTGCATATCTTTTCTAGTTGCAACCATACTAAAAGATATATCAGCTTGAAATCGTTTTACCTCCTCGCCATCTTTAAATATAACGACAGTAGGAACTATAACTATTTGATGCTTCTCTTGTAACTTAGGTGATTTAGCTATGTCAACATAAACTATATCACAGTCAGTTAGTTTGCCAATGTACTTAACCTTGTTTGGATCGTTCCATTCAGCGTTAAAATGTGTTACAACTACTTGTGAGCTAGCGTTTAAACTAAATACCGCTAGAAGTATTAGTAATATATTTTTCATTTAATTTATCTTAATTTATCAATTTTATCTTCCATTCTTCTAATATCAATCTTCAACTCTTCTACAGCTTTTTCTGTATTAGAAATTGATTGTCGAACGTTGATGTCTTTCATGTTAAACTCCATACGAGTAATGTCTGGTTTTGGTAGTTCTTTTGCCTCTGCAATATCTGCTTGTAAAGCAAACCACATACCTATTATAGTTGCCATGGCAAAGCCAACAGCTATCATTGTTTTTATGCTTATATTAAAACCTGTGTTTTCGTTTAATTCTTTTGCCATTATCTTATTATGTAATTTATTCCTAACTTAAAGTCGTACCACTCTCTATTCCAGTACTTGTTGTATTTTCCTTCTGTAAAAATACCTATTCTATTAGTTATCTTTGTACCAAATATTATACCACCAGAATAATCTAACCACTGACCATTGTTAAATGCATGGTAAGAAAACTCACCATCTTGATCTAAATGGTAAGGCATTAGGTTTGCCCAAGTGTGTGTCCAAAATGTTTTAGTGTAGTAGTAATAATCAAAACCAACAACTATAGAGTGTTGTATCATTAAGTCTAACTCGTCACGTTTTCTTTGTGTATAATCTGATAATACTTTAGGTATTACCACTTCTTCCCAAACCTCTTTACTTGTTGCAACGAGCTCTCCGTCAGGAGAAAAATACTCACTAGCAGCTACGTTTACATTATAACCCTCTTGTAGTGCTAGGTAAGTGTAATGTATATTGCCATTGCTGAGCATCCACTCTGCCAAAGGATCATATCCATACGGCTCAGATAACCTTTGTGCGAGTCCAGCATTAAAGGACAATTTGTCATTAACTTTATACCTGTATCTTTCCGATGTTTCAAAATATTTAATATCTGCAAAACCATCTTCTAAGTATTCACCTTTTAGTATATACTTATTGTTTACAAATCTTATAAAATGATGTTGATCTAAATACTCATTACCCTGCTGTCTAGTATAATCAACTTCAAACAAAAACTCTAGTCCTTTTACTTTACCTATATTAGCACCATCAGACCAAGAGTTTTCAGTACCATCATAAAAAGTTTGTGCTTTGTTTTCGTAACCAAACCTAGCTATTTTACGAACACCAAAAGCTAAGTTGTAATCAAAAGGTGTTTTTATTGTTGCTGTTTCCAAACCATTGTTAACAGAAAAAGTTTCTACATCTGATATAGACGTACCACCACTTGCAGCGCCGTAAAACGTAGCAAATTTAAAATATTTTTTTAAGTCTACTTGACTGCAGCATTTTTTAGGCGCAGCGCAAGCCGTTAATATCATTAACGATATAATCAGTAGTTTCTTCATAGTTTATAAATCACTTGTAAATTCTAAATTTTACTGGTGAGCATAGCATTTTCCAGACTTATTTTCAGTTCTGTTTTTACACCTAGGACCTTTACCTTTTCTAGTCTTAGCAGAACACTGTACTTCTCTAGCTTCTTGTTCTTTTCTTAACCTTTCTTTTTCTTTTCTTTTAGCTTCTTTTTTAGCTTCCTTCTCAGCCTCTTTCTTTTCTTGTATTTCAACTTTAGCTTGTTCAACAGCTTTGTTTTTAACACCTATATCCCACTGGTTCCAACCAAGTGATAAAGCTATTCTTTGCCAAGTTTCATTATCAGCATCACTAGCACTTTTTAAGTTTTGAATTTTTTGATAAACTCTATCTGTAGGTACGTTTGTTAAAGCTGATATACCTTGAGAAACACTAGACCACATTGGATTGTCAAAATCCAATTTATCCATATGATCTATTTCTTTTCTTTTGTATTTATAAGTTTGTAATCCAGTTCTAACTTTTCTTACTTTACTTCCAATAGGTGGAGATACATTTAACATTTCTATAATTATAGCTGACTCGGAAAAATTAAAACCTTTTTTATCTTCTTGTATAAACCTCATTAACATGTTCTTAAGAGTTGCAACAATAGCGCCAGCAACACCAGTACCACGTAAGAACGAGTCAACCATACCGTTAGTAAGTCTAAGTGTTTTGTTCTTTTTATCTTGAGCTAATTTTTCCTCATCTTCTTCGTCATCAAACATAAACTTAAACATAGCTGTTTGCAAAGCACCAAATATTAAATTCTGTGCAGCTCCATAGTATATTATTTTAGATATGTTTGTTTTAGCATCGCCTCTTCCGTTTTTAAGATCTAGTATAGCTTTTTTAGTTAACCTAGCATACTGCATCGGTGTGTTTTGAAAAGCAAGTATTAATCTACCAAGTGGTGAAGCTTGTTGTGACGAGATCATATCAGGTCTAGATGACTGCTGTGACTCTTCAGTTATTTTTTGGAAATCAGTAAAAGCTTTAGCTTCAGCATCTGCTTTTGACATACCTTGTTTCATATATGTTTTAACCCTATTTCTATACATAGGAGCTCCACCCGCTGCAATTGCAAAACTATCCGCCATTTGTGTAGGTAAAAAACCTAAGTCTAATAGTTTTTGTAACACAGCACCAGCTGGATTACTTGATGTAGCAGCTACCTGTGCTAATTCACTCTCACTAACAGATCTTTGGTTACCAGATCTTCTTTGCTTTAACATGTCAGAGTTAAATATATAAGCAAAATCTTTCCAAAACTGTGGTTGATTAGCAAAAGCCGCGGCTGCTTTAGCAACGTTATTATCATTCCAGTTTATATAGTTTACTGTTGATAATGTTTGTAGCACTGCAGATCTACCGTTAAAGAACATGATAGCACCAACAGAGTTGTTTACCCAGTTAGCAAATCTATTGGTTAATTTATTTTTACCAAAAGATCTGTTACTACCATTTTCCATACGCCACAATATATCTTCCATAGCTTCTCTCCAGTTGGTACCTAAAGAAGCTTCAAGCTTATTCATTAATGGACCATTTAGTCTACCACCTTCCCACTCACCAAACATAGCCTCTCTGTTTTGTATAAACTCTGCCAACGCTTGTTTTCTACCTTGACCTTGAGTCATTCCATATAGGTCTCTAGCTATTGTACTAGTTAGCCAACCACCTTCTGGGTCTATATAACTAGGTGACTTAGTAACCTTAGCCAAACCTTCTGCGTACTGCATTAACATAGAATCTCCTTGCACAGCTTTTAACATTAGTTTTTTATCAGCTTTAGATAAACCAGGTATTTCAACACCAGCCTTATCCCACAAGTAAACTCTAACAGCATTATCATATGTAAACAAACTATCACCAATTTTTTTATTTAACTTCTTTTTTGCTTTTGGCATAGCTTTATTTAGTGCAGCAAAATCAGTAGATAAGTTTTGTGCCATCATATTCATCTGCTCAATACCTCTTGAGAAAGGATCAAGCAAGTTGTCTTTCATAAACTTCATGTCAGCATCACCTTGCTTACCTTTACCTAATAATGGGTATAACAAACCTTTAAAATCTTCAGCACCTGGAGCTATGTAAAATTTCCATTTACCTTTTGCTTTACCAGCTAACTGTGCTTTTGCCTGTGAATATTCTTTGTACTCAGCAACACCAAGAGTTCTAGCTATCATTGAATTTAAACTAGCGCCCATGTCATTACTCTTTAGCGTAGCTTGCCTTACTTTAGACTTGACATCAAATTGATCTAACATGTTTTTAACAGCTTGTACGTTTTTAAGTGCATCATCCGCAAAGTAAAAGTCATTATAACCTTCAGCTGCTTTATCAGCAACCCATAGAGCTTTAGCTTCAGCTGTAGAGTTACCAAGACCAGTTATATTCTCGATAGGTAAATTTAAACCATTGTCTTTTAAAAATTTATGTATAGCTTTTTGAGCAGCAGCTGGTCTAGCTGTTAATATAAATATATCATTAGTACCAAACTTGTCAGCAAGTTTTAAAGCTTTGTTAAACAGTGGTGCTATCTTACCTTTAACAACTTTATTAAACTCTGAGAAATCAAACTCATAACCTAAGTCAGCTAAGTTTTCATATTCAGCCGCATACTGCTCAGGCGTTAATGTTCCAACTCCACCATCTGGCTTTGTGTATTTTACTAAAGACTTGCTTGTAGCTAATGTATCATCAAAATCTAATACGCTAATACCTTTTGGTTCTGTGTTTAAATATCTATTAGCAGCGGCTTGACCCATATTCTCTGAGCTTTTTAGCGCTTCACGAGGTTTGAAAGTTTCAATACCAAGCTCTCTATTAGCTATGTTAATATCAGCGCGTTCACCTGATATGTGGTATATGTTTGCTAGCATTTCTTTCTTTTCCGCAGTAGTAAGATCTGTTGTTTTATCTATAGCAAGCGTTATTCTTTTGTGACCTTCCTTGCTATTTTTACCAAGCTCAATATCTAATATTTCGTCCATTAAAAATTTAGGACCAAAAAACTGCGTGTGGTTTTCTACTATCTCATTAAATCTAGCTTCAGTAAGAGTGTTTGTGGATATTGCAAGAGTTAACTCTGCCATAGTGTCTGAATTGGCACCTAAATGTTCTCCTTTTACAGTTAGATCTTTATATGTTTTTTGTTGAGCAGCGTACTCACTATCAGTTTTCTTTCTGTTTATAGCCATTCTACTCTCGTAGTAGTCATACTCTGATAACTTTTTCAACCCATCAACGTCACCTTCTTTTGGCATTTTAAACTTACTGTTGTCTATGAAGTTACCATTCATAAAATACTCTACTTTACTAGAACCTCTAAACCCTTTTGCAGCGCTAGTCTGTAGCTGGAATATAGTCACTAAATTTTCAGGTGATAATTTCCCACTTTGATAAGCTTCGTTTAATTTAAACACAATATTTTTCATGCCAAGAATATTAGCTCTATTAGCTGCGTTCAGCTTAGGTCTAATAGTTTCTAGGTGAGCTAAAGCTTCTTGAGTTGTATTTTTCTCATGTAATATAGGTGAATACATAGTTACTAGCTTACCATTACCTTTGTTCATAAACATCATGTCACTTACATAATCAAGATTTTCATTTACAAGTCCATTTTTAATATCTTGAGACTTATCATAGTAAGGGGCTTTTATACCGGTCTTTTTACCAAAAGTATCTCTTTTGTCAAGTGCCGCATCAAGCATTCTGTTGTGAAAACCTAAAGTATCTAAACCTCCCATTGCTTTCATTAATGAAGCGTCTAGTGGGAAAGCTTTATTAAACTCAATTAACCCTTCAACATACCTATCAGCATTTTCTTTTTTAATTGTTCTTTTGCCTTCAATCTTTCCTGATAGCTGGTGAGCACCATTTCGTAAAGCTTCCTTTATTGCGTATGGAGAATTATTATTACCAGTAACACGCTGTATATAACCTATGTTGTCTTTAGTTATACCTTTTTTCTTCAACTCATTTAAAACGTGACCAACCACATCTTCAGATCCTTCAATCATTAGCATTGCTTCTGTAGCTTGTTTACTATCAGCTCCATATCGTAAAGCAACACCAACCACTCTGTTTATAGCAACATCATCAACTCCTTGCATAAATGATGCAGCGCTAACATTTTTACCTTCGTTAGATTTTAACACCATACCTCTTTCTACTTGATCTACAATTTTAGAAGTTATACTGTCAGCAATTTCACCGTGTAGTAGCTCTTGTCTAGACTTAAACATCTGGGCTATAGGTCCATCGTTTTGCATTTCGTTTCTAAACATCTCTAAGCCTATCTCCTGTGACATTGCTTGAGTAAGAGTGTTTAAACCACCTCTTCTAAGCTCAGTCATTGTTGTACCGTTAAAAAACTTTTTAATAAGATCGACAGAGGTTATATCTGTCATAGCTTTAGGGTTACGTCTGATTTTTTGCTTACCATCAGTCATGCCTTTGTAAGGACCAACTTCAGTTGATCTATAAAAATCTACTTGACCTGGTTTTGTACCTTTAGTTCTACCAACATGATCTGTTGTCCACACTTTAGTACCATCTTCTTGTATAACTAGCTTCTGAACAGCTTTAGGCATATTCTTTGCTAACCAAGTAGTTGGCATATGTTTAAGTATAGATGCTTTGTTTTTAGGATCTTTCAACCACATCTCTACTTCTTGAGGCGTTTTACCCATTGCAGCTTCTATAGTTTGCTGTATAGGATTTTTTTCTTTGTAAAACTCTTTTTTAAGTTTAGCTACTAATGGACTAACCACGGCATTTTTCCCACGTTCAGCATCTACAGCTGGTAGGATTGATCCTAAGTTAAGTTTAACGTGATCTAAGACAACTTCTGTTTCAGCTGGTGTTAACTGTAAGTTGTCAACAAATGGAGTTCCCTCTTCAACTACATTATTGTTTTCGTCAAACTCAACGTCATCTTCTGTAAATACATTATTAGCTTGGTCGATGTCTGTAGTAAACGCCTGGGTAACACCTAGTTTTTTAGCTAAGCTATTTGCTCTTAAGTTAAGTCTACTACTTAAAAATTTATCTAAGTTTTGATCAGATGGTCTATATTCCTTTGCTATTAAAACACCCGCATCATTTAAAAGAGTTGTAACGTAATCAGCTCTTGATAATATTTTTTTATTATCTCTAGGTATAGGATCATAAAGTCTTTTTGTTATAGATTCAACTATACCTCCAACTTGAAAGTTAAAAGCACTTAACTGCTGCTCTCCTTCAACCATAGGTTTTCCGTTAAAATCAGTTTTTAACATTGTGTCAACAAACCCAGCCATTTCAGACTTAGGAGTCTTGCTACCTTTATACTGTCTATCTAGTATACCTTGTAAATCACTTGACTTTCTAACTAAGTTACCACTATTATCTTCTACTCTTTTTCTGTTTGCCGAATCTATTCTTTTCTTAGTTAACCTACCCATTTTACCACTATCAAAGCCTTTCATGTGGTCAGCTAAGTATGCTGCAGCGTTTTGTGGTGAGTTTATATCGTAATCACTATTAAATATACTCATGAAGCCAGCTTTGTTACTATACAGTTTTTTCTTGTAAGGACCATTTTGATCTCTTTGTATAGCGTCTTGTATGTAGTTACCGTATTCAGCATGTACCATTATATCTTGCTCGTTCCAAGGTTTCATTGGGTCAAACTTAGTATACTCGGCATTACCTATAATACGTGATATAGCTTCAGAGTGTACAGGGCCAGCATTTTCAGAGGCCCAGTTAGCTAGGTTTGTAGAGTAGTTGATAAGCTCTGAGTCATTAAAAGCTAAATTATCAACAGCATGTTTTATCTCATGTGACAATACAGTTCCTTGTGTAAGCTTACCCTCAGCAAGATTTTTAGCTGCTGCCGCTTGATCTGTAACTATATATTTGTTACCAACTATCATACCAAAAGTTTCTCCTGATTTTAATTCATTTATTAAATCATTAGCACTTTCACCTTTTCTAAGCTCTCCTTTTCTTTCCATATCTCTAAGCTCTTGCTCAAAGTTACCGTCGACAGCTTCAACTACTTTTAAGCTTTCTAATCTTTTATCAGATAAGAAATCACTAGCATTAACGTTTTCACTTTTAAACCTAGAAACTCCTTCAGCTTTAAAACCACCAAATAGTTTACCTAGCCTTTCATATTCTTTATCATATCTTGCCTCTTGATCCGCTTGTCTTTTCTTTTGTTTGTATTTTTTCTTAGGACCTAAGCTAGCTTCAACCATACCAACTAAACCTGGGTCAGCTTTTGCCTCAGTTATTATTTGGTTTTTTAAATCACCCTTAACAACTCTATGTACTTCAACTGCTTTTTGTCTGTCAGTCATGTCTTTATAAGCAGGATTGTTTTTTAACAAATCTTTATGAACAGCCTCACCTCTTGTCCCCCAAACTTTATGACCATTTTTATAATCGATCTTACCCATTATCTTTTCCTTCTGATCACGAGCTGTTTTTAATCTATTGTCAAACTCTTTCTTATCTCTACCTTCTAAACTGTTAGAATGTTCTTGTAGTTTATTTTCTATTATAACTTGAGAGTCACCAGGTATAACACCAGCGTCATTATATATATTGTCTAGCACAATACCATTTCTAAGTAAGTCTCTAGTACCATCACCACCTAGCAACATGCCACCAACTTCCATATCGTTTTGTAGAACAACAGATTTTTTATACTCCTCTTGTATACCAGTTCTTAACTGCTCTTTCATTATTTCACCATCTGGTGTGTTTGGTAGAGTAGCTATATCCATTTTGTACTTATCTATAATGGCTTTGCTTTTATTAAAAGCATCTCTCTGCTCTTTAGTCTGTATTCTATTCATTATAGCTGAAGAAGCAATACCAGGACCATTCATTCCACCACCGACAATAAGTGAACTAGCCACAACATCGTCCCAACCTTCAAAATCAAAATCTCTACCTAGTATTAAACTTTCTGAAGCAGCATCACCAAAGTGAATAGATAATTCTTCAGCGATCTCACCACCGGTTCTTTTCGCAAACTCAAGACCAGAGCTAGCCCAGTATCTAGCATTTTTCTGTGTTATAGCGTTTAATATATCATCACCAGGTCCTTTTATAAAACCTTTTACAAGTCTATTAGCATTAGGTATTGTACCAGCAACCATTGTAATAACACCTTCAATAGCACCACTAACTGTTGCTTGTGCTAGTATCTCATCATCACTCATTTTTCCAATAGCAACTGTCTCTTCTAAATTAGCTTTTTGATTTATATAGTCTTCATAAGACATAAAGTCTTTATTTTCTTCTAGCTCTTTTAACTTTTCTTCTGCACCAATAGATGCATTTCTTTGTATTGTTAAATCAGCAAACTTAGTAGTACCAGAATTTAAACCAAACATTGTTGATGTTAACGCACTAGCAACTACAGTGCTACCAGTTAAAGCAGATCCAGCGCCAGCGGTACCGACAGCAAGCAGAACATTAAAACCTTGTTGTGCACCTGTTTGTTTAGTATATTTCCATTTTTGACCAGTAGCTACAGCTGTGCTATAATCTAACGCTACTTCATATTTTTCAGCACCAGCCTGTCTACTTTTATGTCTATTTATAGCTTCATCACTACCAAATAATATAGGGAATGTATCTCCAAAACTAGCAACACTATCTTCAAACATGTCTAGCATTTGTCTAGTTGTGTTACTATCTCTGTTAGCTATTTCTCTTATTTTTTTAGTATCTTGATCTTGGTTCTGTTTCATCCAAAGATTAAGTCTATCGCTTTCAGTAGTTACCTTTTGCTTGTAGGATTGCTTGTGTAATTGCTCTTGATCTCTTACTTGGTTTAAATACACCTGGTACTCTGCAGCTTTAGGCCCAATAGCTTTGTAAATATTATTACCGTTACTATCTTGGCTTGTTTCAACTCTAACACCATCTTCAGCCGCCTTGTGAGCTATTTCTTTTGCAAACCTAAAAGTATTCTCCATACTTTTCTTGTATGTCTCTCCAGCTATTTTAGTATTTTCTTCTATAGTATTATATTGCTCTTCTAGCTGTTTAGCTTCTTGTTGTGCCTCAACTCTACCACCGTACTTAACTAGGACAGCATTATTGTCTTCTGATAACCTTTTAGAATATTCTGCGTTCCAAACAGCTTCGTTAGCCACGTCGTTAACTCGTTGCATTGATCTTTGAAAAACATCATTGTTTTTAGCTTCATCAAATATTGCTTGACCCTCTGGGCTTAATGAGTTTCTAACTTCATCAGAAAACATTTGGTCAAATCTTTTTGATTGCCAGTTTTCTTCAGGGTTGTATTCTGTATCACGTATAGGGTTGTTAACAAAAGCTTGTACTTTTTTAAAATCTTCTTCAGACATACCTTGAAAAGCTACTTGCATGTCTCGGCCATACTGCGGAGTTTTAGTGTAAGCGTCTTTAGAGGCGCTCATGTCTATTTTTCTACCTAAATCAGTCTGTGCTCTATTTCTAACGTTAACTTGCTCTTTTAAATAGTCTTGAGCTTTTTTCATTAACTTACTTTTATCTTCAACAGTGAAATTTTCTCTGTTGTTAAAAAAGTCTTCAATACCAGTAACACCAACGTTACCAGTTAAGTCTTCGCTAGAAATCCATTTGCCACTAGAATCATAACTACCTCTTTGTACTTTGTAACCCTTACCTAAAGACTTTTCAACAGTAGGAACTATTCTAATACCTATTTCTTTATAACCCTCGTTTGCTTGTTGAATATCTTTATCATCAAATTGTCTATTGCCATCTCCAAAAGCACCAAACTGTTGAAATGAATCAGCGCCAACCAATAAGTTAAAGCCAGGTCCATCTTTTATAAAGGCTTTTTCTAATTCGTCAGCGCGTTCTTTTATTACTTCTAGTTTTGCTATCGATACAGCACTACCATCTAAATCTATATTATCTCTAAAACCAGGTCCAGATATATTAATTCTATTACCAAATGATCCTGTAGTCTGTACAGTTATACCAGAGTTTGGATATGCTTTATTAAAACTAGCGATAAAATCATCTTCATTTTTCTTAGCCCAAGTTTTAGGTGCTTTGTTATCCCAGTCATTATCAACTGTTAAAGCCGCTAGTCTAGTTTTTTCTTCTTGTTTAGATTTTTCTACTTCTAAGTTTTGTTGTTTCTTTTTATTATTTACCGCTTCAATTTCCTCAGGATTACTAGTCTGCTCAGCACTGTATTCACCCTGCTTGTTAGTAACATACAATTGTACAGCACTATTAATTTTATCTAAAGGCACGTTAGCACTCTTCATTTTTTCAATAGCACCAAGTATTTCTTGCCTGTGGTTATCTCTTAAATTCATTTAATATTATTTGGTAAATTGATTCAGTATGTCTTCGCTAGATGCGTTGCTGTATTGTGAAGCTTCTTTGAAAGCGTTGCCATAACCTGCTTTATTGTTATATTGTTTTTGTAAGTGATTTGTTATATATTTTGACATTAATCCTCTAGTAACATCTTCTTTGAAAAAATCGTTATCTCTATTTGTTAATGCATCTATTATTTTTTCTTTATCCTCTTGAGACATTTTTTTAGCTTCTTCTACGCTTAACCTACCGTCTCCATCAGTATCATAAGGGTTTGGAGCTGTACCTAAACCAATATCTTTGTATGTTAATTCATTTATAGCAGGATATTCAAACATGTCTTGTTTAAAATTACTTGCAGTACCTAGCATGTCATCATTTATTAATGATACTAGATTAGCTGTTTTTAGTATTTTGTTTACTTGTAATTGGTTTGCCTCATAATCAAAACCTCCATATTTTTTATCACCACTGCTAACAGCTACGTCAGACAAAGCTTGGTTCATAACAACATCTCTAAGTTTTTGTACTTGATTAATACTAACAACATCTTCTTTAGCATCTTCAAGTTTATCTGATAATTCTTGTTTAGTATACCACTTGCCTTCATGTTGCATTGACTGCACCCATTTGCCATCAACATCTTCTATTTTAACAGGTGTATCTGGATCCATAACAGCTTTGAATAAATTCTGATCACTAGCGCTTAAGTTTTGTGTAAAGTTAGGCATTTCTTTACCATCAATACTAACAGTATCAAAAGTTTTAGCTACATTTAATCTAAATTCTTTTATTTGCTCTGTTAAAACTTTCAACTCTTTCATACGAGTTCCATTTTTAGCCACGCCTTCTTTATCTCCATCTAGTTCGAACTGGTTGTTTTGTTCTCCAAGCATTTTAACTGCCGTGCTAAAAGCATCGTAATGATTATTACCTAAACCACCACCAGCATCTAAAACTGTAGTAGCTAGTTCTTGTCCGTCTTTTTTTGCTTGAGCAACTTCTTCTTTTTCATTTTGCCTTTTATCAACTATTGCTTTACCAACTTTTTCTAATCCTCCAACAACAGCATTACCAACAGCATTTGTTGATTTTGTCTGGTCTTTCATTAAGTCCGCTTGGTTGGCTAGAGCGTTGCCATCTAGCATTCTTTGCTCTGCGCTCATTTTATTTGGTGATTTAATCATATTATTAATTTTAATTTCTTCCTTGCCAGTTTATATCGCCCATCTTCTCTCCAAAACCGAAACCGTTAGTTACTCCTCCTGTTACATAATCTGTAACACCGCCAATAGCATCTGAGTAAGCCGCGTTTTTCTCTTTGTTGGCTATTGCTGCTTTTGACTGAGCAGTAGCGTAGTCTTGTGCATCCATACCGTAAAGTGTACTAATTTTGTCTTTCTCATCTTTTCTCATTTGTATCTCACCTCCAATCTGCTTGTCTTGTATTCTAGCTTCTTCACCAAGAGCTAATTTTTGATTATCAGCTTCTTGTTTACCAATAGATATAGCAGATTTCTGCGCATCTAATGCACCTTGGTTAGCCATTGCTTGAGCTAGACCAGCGATACCAGATGATCCAGCAGAACCTTTCATTTGGTTTAATATATTAGCTTGTGATTGTTGTGTTTGTTGCTTTGCAAAATCAGCTTCTTTTTGATTTACAGTAAGGTCTTCATATACGTTATCCATATCCATAAAAGGATTACTAATATCTAAATTAGCAAACTGCTCTTTCCTAGCATCCATTTCAGCTTTAGCATCTTTAGCTTCTTGTTCAGCTGCTTTTTTTCTTTTGTTTGCTTGAACCCCCTTAAAAATACTATGGCCGACCTTGACAGCCGCTACGCCTGCAAGTATAAAACTCATATCTTATTTATTTTTATTAATGTATTCTTCATATTCTTTAAAATCTTTTGCTACAATCTCTTTCTCTAACCATTCTATGTCTTGTGAGTTTGTAGGGTTTTTGTGTATATTAACAAATATACTTGTCTTATTTGCACGTATAACTCTTTTTGTGCCAGGTGTTGCTACTACATAACATGGTGCTATATAATCTTCTGTAGTATCTTCTGTAACAACAGATATATGTCCAGTTAATAAAAACCAAACATGTAAATGTTTATGTATTGCTCCAACAACTACAGACCCAACATCCATAGACATTTGTCTAACGTATATGCCATCTGCGAAAGTATGTTTCAAAGGGAACAGCTTTGAGTCGTGATGTGTAACTATGTTAACTTCATCAGCATTATCAACTAGAGCATTTTGAAAATCTAAGATTTTCTTTCTAGTAGATAACTTAATATCTTTATTCATATTATATTTAATTATAGTTAAATAATCACACTTTTTTTGCGTTATTTACTACTTTCGAATGTATCGGTGGCAACACCAAACAACTCTGCATATACAGTTCCACTGTTTTTCATTTTAACCTCAGCAAAATAACCTAGCAAACTACTTAAATTAGCCTTGTTATCTTTAGTAAAAAATATATAAGCATTTGATGGTGGAACAGATGAGTTGCTTGCTATAGTTATAGAAGATCCTGATATACCAGTTATAGTTCCAATAGCAACTATGTTAGATTGTGTTGCTACAGAAAAACCACCAGAACTAGAAGTTGGTGTATAGTAGGCAAAGTCTCCTACTTGACAAGATATATTTAGTGCTTCATTGAATGTTAGTGTTACTGGCATATTATGTTAGTGTTAAAAAGTCAGGTTTTAATGTTATGTTTCCGTTAGGTACAGTTGCACTACCTTTTTTACCGTAAGATGTTATAGCTATAGTTCCTGCTACAGTTGCTTGTGTGCCAGCTTCGTTTACTAAAGTTGAAGATTCAGTCCATATATAGTTGTAATCAGATTCTGTTTGTAAGACAGAATGTTGAGGCGCTACACCAGTAGTAACTTGACTTAAAGTAACAACCTTAGTAGCAGTGTTTACTCCAGCAATAATAGTATTATCAGGTATAAAGCCTTTACCAGATCCATCACTAACTCTCATACCAACTTTTATTCCAGTAACTCTAGTTAAAGAAACAGTGTTTGCACCACTTGGCGTGTCCAAAGCTAGCTTGTAAAGACCGCCAGCTCCATCAAACATGTCGCCTCCAGCAGCTACAATTTTTGCTAGACCACCAGATTGACTATTAAAAGTAAGCTCTACGGGATATGTTTTTATATTAACAGACGATAATTGAGTTCCTTCCATAGCGCTAGGTATAGTAGTAGAACCAGTTGTCGTAACAGTTCCGCCGTTTGAAGTTTCAGTACCACCTGTAACAGTTATAGTTCCAGTTTGTACTACCACATCAAAAGTTGTTTCATTAACAGCGTCAGGTACGTTTGATTGTAAAGTTAAGTTTGTGCCAGAGCCACTGTTACCAGCTAAAAGTATTATACTGTATGTTCCACCAGCATTTGATTCGTTAGAGTCAATAGGCACTGTTATTGTATCTTGGTGTACTGGTGCTGTAGATAAATCTGCAGATGTAACCTCGAAACTACCAACGTGTGTTGAGTTAGAAAAATCCCAAGCATTTGTACTGAAGTTATACGATCCAGTTAAAGCATCGTTAGCACTATTATTTTTAGCAACTTTTATTCTATAATGACCAACACTATTTGTTGTTACTGGTATAACTTGAGATCCACCGGCAAACACTTGGCCTAGATAACCAATAGATGTAACTAATGGGCCAGTAGCAGGTAGAGCAACTGGATTAGTTGTAAATCTAATATCATGCAGTAGTGAATCGAAATCTGCTGGATCACTTATACCAGTAGGTGGTGTGTAATATATTTCTATATCAGTAGACTGTATTCTGTTTGTAAGACCAGAAGTAGTATAGTTATTATTTGTAATAACCCAAGAGTAACTAGAGCTATAAGGTATGTTTGAAGGAAGTGGGTTCCAAATAACCTCTGCACCATTATTAGAGCCAGATACTGGTTGTAACTCATAACCACTGTCAACAGTTATAGTGTATTTAGCCACTAAACTTGTAGCTCCATCAGCAACAACACCAGTGTGCTTATCTGTTAAAAAACTAGGATTTGTACTACCAGTGTAACCGTTGTCAGAAGTTCTAGTCATATTAGTTACAGTTCCTCTTGATACTACTATGTGGTCTGGATTGCTAGCACCTTCACCAGTTGTTGTTGGCTCATCTACAAAACTAACTCTAAATAAACTAGTTCTGTTAGGTGTGTTTGAAACTATAGGTGGTATCGCCGATCCACTATAGTCAACGTCCACGTATATATTTTTATTAGCACTAGGCATTGTAAAAGAATTATAATATATTTGCACATTTACTCTATTACCAGGATCACCAGCTATACCAATGTTTGTGAATTCAACTTTAGCAACTTCAGCATCAGCATTCCAACCTGTTGCCGCAGTATAAATATAAGTTGTTGAGTTTCCACTACCAGATGTTGTAGCTGTACCACCAGGAACAATAAAGTCAGCTGCATCTAAATTAAACCCAGAGTATTGTGTAACGCCTTGCGAGTTTACAACATCATTAGTTATCACTGCATATATCTGTCCAGTACCTGAAGCAAGACCTTCTGTCATCAGCACTGTAGGTCCATCTAAAAATGCAAAGTCACTTGAATCAGCTGTTGAATCCCAGTTTGTACCGCTAGAAGATTGAGATCTAACAGCTACGGTTGTTATGTAATTGTTTGATGTTGTACCACTACTTGACTTTGAATCGTAAACTCCAATACCTTGAACTGAAAATTCTTTTTGATCCATGTTTGATAAATTAGAAGCTACACCTTTTACTGTAGCAAACCATTTACCTTCTTTATCTTTGAATTCTATATTTTCAGCTTCTTGTAAGTCAGTGTTCATTGTGTCTAAATACCAACCTTGCTTAGCATTTAGGTTGTAGTATTCTTTATCTGTGTAGTCAGTACCATTTACTGTTACTGTTTGAAACTGTGTTATTCTTGATTGTGTACCTTCGTAGTTTAATGCTCCAAAGCTTTTTACTGAACTAGGTTTATCATTAAAAATCAAAGTTATATCAGAATAATGTTGTGTACCATAAAAATTATTAGCAACAGAGTTTTCGTGATGCTGCCACATGCTACCATGCTTAAACGTATAATATTCGTTGTTTAAACTAACACCAAACTCTAAGCCGTTAAAGTCTTTAAAACTACTCCAACCTTTTGATTTTTCGTTCCAAGTAACAGTTTTTGTAATAGGTCTTAACTGGAACTTATCCATTTTAGTACAAGTTGTTAAGTTAAATTCATCTTTCTTATCATCATAACTACCTATTACATAAGCTAGATCTTTTAAGTTATCATTAAAATAATCTTTCATACCTACATCAGATATAACCTGTATTGTTGCGTTTCCTGTTAGTTTTAGTATTTGACTTCTTGCTTGGTCACACCAGTATATAGCATCGGAAGTAACTGTAACAGATTCTGGGTTTGTTGATATACCATACTCACCTTGTATTGGTGTTGCTGATCCAAGAACAACAGTTGATGACAGTATATTAGAACTTCCATCAGCGTTAAATAAAGCGTCTTTGTTTGTTTGTATACTTAATACCTTGTCTTCACACAGAGCTAAAGTGTTCGTGTTTCTAGCTATTATATGTTGTATGCTACCATAACTAGGATTTAAGTCTTTTGTTATTGGCTCTGCTTGTATAAATTGATTTAGCTCGTTAACACCACTGATTGAATTAAAAACACCAGAATGTATAAAACCACTTGATCTGTGTTCTTCTGAATATCTTTCTGCTAAAACAGTAGATGCTTTAACACCATTTGTTATTTGTGATTGGTTGTAGTCATCACGTATTCTATCTGATTCGATACCATTTCCAAACTGAAAACAGTTAGACCAACCTAAAACAAAAGGCATAAAATGAGGAGCTCTCCAAGGTTGCAAAGCGTTAGACACTACGTTCTTAGGAAAGTTACCAGTTACAAGGTCAACATAAACATCGCCAGCAACATGCTTGTCATTTGTGTTGTTTATACCGACGTATAAAATTATTTGTGAACCATCGTATCTATCAATATATATATAGCTATCGTGCTCTAAATCATCTGTCAAGCCCATACTACCGTCTAAAGTGTTGTAAACAGTTACTCTAGTTATATCTTCGTTGTCAGTTGAGTTTACGGCCATAATCCTATAAACCACATCAGTAGCAGTGTTATCAACAGGTGAAGTTGAAGTTCCTTTATGAAAAACGCCACTACCATTTCTAGCTTTAAATGTTGAGCCAATAGGTATATACAACTCGTTGTTTTCAGCTGTAATTTTTAATGGCATTGCCATAGAAGCTTCATAATATATATCTAACCCAACATCTTCTTTTGGTTCTGTTTCCCAAACAGCTGGATTTTCAGTAGCTAATTCAGATCCACTAGACTCGCTTATAAAATCTTGTTGTAATATATCTAGTGGTGTTGTTGAGCTTCCGTCATGTTTCATTAAGCTTAAAACATCAAATGCAGCAGCATCCATAGGTCCGCCACCATCTAGTCTTTCAAAATTTATATTAAACGCTGTACTCTTAGATTGTACCTCTCCATGAGGACTACTATTTGTAGATGACTTATTATAATTGTAGCTTTGCTGTACTCCACCAGCAGATATAACTCTATAAGCTGTTTGAGTTGTATCATCTCTAAATCTAAATATAGTACCAGGTGTTCTCATCGTCTCATAAAACCTTCTAACCATACCAGCTTGTGTGTTAGACGCTGGAGCGTGGTTAAGTCTCCAAAATGGAAAACCTAAGTACATTTTACTATAACTACTGTAATGTTTTAAAACACCATTACCATTACAATTCATTGGACTACCAATTGCATTAAGATGTGATGAGTGAACACCGTTAGCTTCGTTGTGATTAACGTGTCCAGTAGGACTTCTCCAATTATATCTGTACCACTCGATACCGTCCATGTATATTTTATCTTGGCCTGCAGAACCTGAGTTAGTAGAAGAGGTGAAAGCATGCCACCACTCTTGAAGTCTACTCTTTGATTCTTTTCTACCAAAAGACTCGTCGTTACAAGCTATACAGTTTATACCATTTCCACCGTGAGCGTCTTGGTCCCAAGAATAACTTGAGTAAGAACCAGTTATTGAAGGGTGTGTAGCAGTGCTACCACCCATATTTGATCCTTGAGCACCGATAAGAAGTCGTAAAGGGAAACTATCTATAAGTGTCAAACTAGCGGTTGCATCTAAGTCAACCATTATAGAGTTTTGTAATAGTAAATCTTTATATAGTTTAACAAAAAATCTACCATCAAACTCTGGTCTATTGTGTATTATATCTTCTCTAAGTTCTATTTGGTAAGTTATAGTTCCACTTAATAAACTAGACATGTCAGCATTTTCAAAGGCACTTGAAATTCTAAAACTATAATCACCAGTTGTACCAACAGCTAATTGCTTAAGACTTACTAGCTCTTTCCAATCTGTAGTTGCCATTCCACCTCCTGATGTAGTTCCAATTAACCTAGCATAACCATAACCACTACTAACTTTAGCCCACGTCTGCTCCATAAACTGTGCTCCAAAAGAATTTGTAAAATTACTATTAGGAACTACATAGTTAACGGTAGTGTTTGTTGGGGTTGTATTTGTGGTAGCGCTACCATGTGAAACTTTTTTACTTTTAATATAGTCTGGTGCTTCATTTTCTATAGCTAATACTTTGTACCTAGCTTTTTCAGACACAGGCCTTATGTCATCATGACGTTTTTTAAGAATTAAGTGTGTATCAATATCAACTTTGTTTATTTCAGATGAAGGAAAAGAGATCCAAACGTTACCATCTTCAGCATCGTACCAACGATCCATAACCATGTTGTAGTATTCGTTAGATGTTTCTTTGATATAATACTTATAGTATGTAGCCCAACTAGGTATTGTTGTACCACCGTAATCTAAAGTTGCTTTTAATCTATTACTTCTATATGAATATTTTTTATCTATAGAAAAACTACTACTTTTCTTGGGAGCTTGTACCGGCGTCTCTCTACCAAATTCATCAGAGTAAACAATACCCAACTGATATGTTCTCATTGTTTTTACAGATGGTAAACCTACACCACCTTCTTGTAAATAGTTTTCTTTATTTTCGTGTTTACAAACAACGCTTAAATTAATATCACCGCTTATATCGTAACCCTGTTTGTAGTTAGCAAACACTAACCTGTTACCAGTTATAGCTAAAGTAGCAGCTGATTTAGGAACATTATCCCAAGGTCTTAGTATTTGATTACCAGGTACTACAGCGTGTATCATTTCTGATGTTAATACATATTCACCTCTATTAACATTAACAGTTCTGTCTGGCCACTCAGGGTGATCATTTTCTCTAGTTATAGTTTTTACAGTATAAACGTTTGGACTAGTTTCTTCTTTGTACAATAAGTCTACAGCTACAACATCACTAGGGAATAAATCAAACTCATGGAAATAATCTTTTAACTTTATAGACTTAGCTCTATTTGTCATACCTAGGTTAACTCCTTTCTTAGCTATAAAATCAAAAGCACCTGGCATAAAAGCTACATTAGTCCAAGGAGCAAACGTAGAATATTCACCATCAACATATCGCCATCTATAAGAAAATCTAGGGAATTTAAACTCGAATAAAGCATTTTCCGTTTCTAATCTACCCTGCCAATCACCAGGGGTTGTTTGAACGTTTGTAGAAACACTATCTATCTCAAAGTTATAAGGACCAGTGCTACCACCATTTTGTGGAGCACCACCAGGACCGCTAGTTACTGTAGCTCTTACCAAAGCATCAGTTGACTCTAGCAAATTAGCAGGTTCTGATAAATCATCTGTAAATATAACTACATCACCTTTTCTAAGATCTATTGGTGAAGTAAATACCAATCCATTTACAGCAGTACCAGCTTCATACGGATCACCAGATCCACCATTTTCTCTCCAAACTATTTGAGCTGACAACTGTCCAAATGTAGGGTTGGGAGTTAATAAGTTACCATTACTATCGACTGGCACTCTTTCTATAGGAGTGTCTGACATCTCTAATTTTAATGGAGCTTTAGGATATTTTTTAACTACAGTTGTGTATTGTTTTTCAAGGTATACTGGCTCGTATTCATTTTGCCTTAAAGCAACTTCATAACCAGTTGATGGTCGTTCTATAACTAGTCTAGTGTGAAAATCCTGATTATTTGTATAGCCAGTAGTATTTTTTCTGCTTGGATTAGCTAAGTTAGTAGCGTGAGTTTTAATTAAAGCTGGATTATGACCTACGACTCTAGCTATACCACCTGTACCTAGCAAAGATCTTTTTATATTTATTTTTCTTGGCTCAGTGTAGTTGTCTGTCCAAAATAACAAACCGTCTATATGATCTATAGAGGTTATTTTATCAAAAGGATTAAACTCTAAAACTCTTGGAGCTTTGAAGGTTATAGATTGACCAGCGTTTATATATATGTTTGATGATAAAAATATTTTCCAGGATGTAGTACCATTTTTAACAATATCAGTAACCTGTATGTTGTGATGTTCGCCAACGAAGTAAGTAGCTCCATTAGCTACTGTTTGGCCAGCTATTGTTTTTGAACTTCCACTAGAGTTTGTAAAAGAACCAACAACTTTCATACCTCTTCTTATACCAGTCTTGTTTATGGTAGTTGAAGCGCCTATTGGTACTTCAATATAAGGAGAGCCTGTCTGCATTGCAGCGTGAGCATTTTGTTTAACTTTAAATATGTCTACAACAACATACTTGCTGAGTTTAGATATTGAATCATACTCTATTATGTAATCTTTATATATTAATGGTTGAAAACCTTGAAGACCTGGGTGTCCTTGACTTGACACAAAATAATATATAAAATCAGACTCAGGTAAAACGTAAACACCAACACAAGTGGAATAATCGGCAAGAACAATATTAGGTGTTACCTCTGTGTTACCTAAAAGCGTCTGTACAGAACCAACGTCACCACCATCAGAAGACGACACTTGTACGTTATTAGCATCACGATATGTTCCATTCCCAACTATACGCTCGTCACTGTCTTTGTCCATCTTACCAGCGGCGAAGTTTCTTTTGTATTCTGCCATGTGTTATTTTAGTGTTTAATCCATTTAGATTTACCTCTTAGTATCTGAGTAATCTCTTCTAGTCTTATATTTGATAATCTTATTTTTGCTTTTCTAGTTTCAGCAAACTTTTCTTTCTTTAAAGTAGGTAACATACCTTGTGGTTGTTTTGCTCTTGCCTGTAAGCAACCGTATAGTATGTGTTTTATCATTGCCTCTTGAGCAAACTTATGAACAATCATATCTTGCTCAGTATGTATTTCTGTATTGTAAGGAGAACTTGAATGTACACCAGACTGTAGTGTAGCTACACCATCACTTATGTATTTTAATGTTATAACTCTTCCTGTTAAATTACCAGAAAAGTGTATTCTACCTTTTAAGTAATCTATATAAAAAGATCCGTGAGCATGCATGTGTCTAGGTTCTGATCCAAACCTTTGTCCTTCTTGTAAATCATATATATCGTATTGATCAGCATCATTTATATTTGGCGTTGCAACTCCAGTTGGTGCACTTAAAACACCAGTGTTTACAGTGTTACCGTGGTAATCAAACCAAGTGTTAGAATCACTAGCATGTGTAGCTGCTCCATTACTATCAAACTCTATGTCATACTCGTTATCTTGTTGATAAGGCGTTGGGTTACTCGTTACTATAGCTGGCATTAAAGTTCTTTCTATACCATCATCGCCTTTATAAGTTAATTTAGTGTAACCAACAAAATCTATAGGTAAAGCCATTAGTAACGATGGTGGTATTTCTATTTCTTTTGATTTTACAGATCTAAACGTATCAAAACTAAGCTCTTGCATTGATCTATAAGCGTGGTACGATACATCTGATTTTCTAACACCTTCTAATATTTGACCTTCTTGACAATAAGAAGCTAGCACGTCATTTATAACATCATCAATTTTCATAAACTGATAATTACCATATTGAGCGTCATCACCGTTTAGTTGACCTCCATTTTGTCCTTCGTAATATTGTTTCTCTGTTAATGTTATTAAGTTATTCGGCATGTCTTATTATTTTGTTTCGTTACTGTTTTGTGTTTCTTCGTTAGAAGCTATTTGAACTAAACCAGCTTTGTTAAGTGTAATACCAGCTAACTCTAATATTTTTATAACTAAGTTTGTTTCTTCAGATCTATGCATGGTAAAGTTTACAGAGTTGCTGTTATCATACAGTGCTTTTTCATTTACAACAACATAAGCCCACTTAACAGTTGGAGGTACCGTAGCAACAACTTCTACTTTTAAACCAGATGTTAATGGTGTTTTACCTGTGCTTTCTCTATATAAAGAAAAAGTACCGTCTGTATTTTCTGTATAATAATAATTTTCTTGATTGTTAGTATGCCATCTAGAATTTGTCTTAGCATCCCATAACTCTTTTAAATGGTCTAATGAATTGTAATCAACAAGTTGTAATGGGATTGAAGAACCTCCTGTACCAGTGTAGTACATTCTACCAGTTCTATATATACTTGATGCTGTAAGTGATGGTAAAGTAAAACTACCATTTGTAGCATTGTATGTCAAGGCAACGTCTGTTCCTTTGTATATACTTATTTTTTCTCTGATTATATTGACAGTATCTGCAAAGTCAGGTTCTAATGGATTACTCGCGCCTGGGTTTTGCTGATCTTTATCTCCTCTTTTGTTTAAAGTTACATAACCAGCTAGGTCATAAAAATACTGCTCAAATATATCTAATTGTGCTTGGTTAGCAAACAAGTTAAATTCTTGTGGAGTAATGTAACCCCTTTGCTCTTTATTTGCTAGAGCTAGTACTCTTTGATAAACTGTATCTATACTTATCTCTTTGTTGTTTGCCATTTATTATTTGTTTAAATAATGTAACCACCCTATATAAGGGTGATTACATAATATTGTTTTACTTTAATTGTTTTTCAACTGAAGTTAGCACTTCCATGCCTTCATCAGTTTTAAACCATGCCGCTAAGGCAGAATACGGATGTTCGTCAAAAGGAACGTTCATCAATTTTCTATTGTTAGAAGCCCAACTAAAAGTTCTTTGATCGTGTGATAAGTTGATAATCCCATTTTCAACAGCTTTTATACCTAAGTTTCTAATATGGATATTTTCATCTTTCATTAAATCTAAGAATAACATTGGGTTTTTCTTAGCAAATACAAGTAAATCTCTTTTAAGTTCCTTAGAACTCATCTTAGTAACGCTAGAACCTAACTCTACACGCATAATTGCTTCTGCCATATCTATATCTACAGATCTAGCTGCTATTAAAGCGTCTATTTCAAATTCCATGTTAGCTAATTCATTTTCAGCTCTTACTTGTGGTTGTATTTCAAAATAAAGAGTATCTTTTTTAGGGTGGTAAATACTTAAATACTTTTGGAGTGTTACCTCGTTTTTAGGTACAGCTAATATACCGTTTCTAAATATAATATGTCCAACCAATTGATCTCCTTTCATTTCATCTACAAAAACTGTTCTTTGGTTTTTACAATATTTAATCTCTCTTTCGTAACCTTTCTCTTCGTCAAAGAAATATAAACCTCTAGCTTTTATAGTGTATGTTAGTGGTGTTCTATTGTCTAACAGTCTATAAACTCTGTCTTTAACTTCCCAACCTCCAACTATTTGTTTTTTTGGTTCTTGTCTTCTTGGTTTTGGAGTTTCCATAACCGGTACTTCTACTTGTGGTTGTTCAACAACCGTTTCTTGTTTTTTTGCCATGATATAATATAATATAAGTTAATAAAAAAATAAAAGGACCGAGGCCGAAGCCCCGGTTCTTTTAAAAATAATAATGATTAAGCGTTCATTAATAAGAAGTTATTAGCTCCTTGAACAACTAAACATCTTTCAGATAAGAAGTGCATCTCCATCGCATCTAAATCAGAAGTAGTAGCACCAACCGAACCAGTAGTCCAAGTTTTGTACTTTCTGCTTTCCATGTTAGAAGCTCTATAACGTACATGTAAGAAAGGTCTCTTTAGGTTTTTACCTAATACCTCATCATATACAGTAGATACACCAGCTGGGATCATAACACCAGTTATGTTACCAATTGAAGCTCTCGTACCTTTATCATTTAGATATTTGAAATCAGACTTGTAGAAGTCATAAGAACCTCTTCTGAAACCAGTGAAACCTAAATTTAATGCCATATCTTCAGAGTTGTTAAATACTCCAAAAGAAGTACCACCATTGTAGCCAGCATTTAAAGTAGCTAACCAGTCATCAAAACCTATAGATACAGCTCTGTTTAAGAACATCATGTTCTCTTCAATAGCGCCTTGCTCATCTAGTTTTGCTAATAAACCATCAACCTCAGCAGTTGTGATTGCATTAGAAAAGTCAGAAGTTATATGTCCTCTATCGTTGATAGCTGCAAATAAACCTTCAGTACCGTCAATTCTACCAGCAGCGCCAGTAATAGTTGATGGTGTCATTGGGTTAGAACTAGCAGTTGAAGTTGATTTCTCAGACTCTAGCATAGCCATTTCTAAGTAATCATTAAAACGAGCTTTAGTATCACCTGAAGCTTTTAAGTACCAGTAGTAACCGTTTTGTCCTTCCTCACCAGAAATTTCAACCCATCCAATTTGAGCTGTATCAGATCCTGAAATCTCATACTTGTCTTTTAGGATAATTGGCTTGTTGTTTCTTTGTTGGAATTGTGGCTTGTTAGCACCAACTCTACCTACAGAACCTTTAACATACTCAGATCCATATACCATAATAGTTGCTGCATCAGTACCAGTTAATCCAGCTGACATATCAGCCGCACTAGTATCGTAAGCAAACGCTGTAATTAGACCAACAGATGAAACTGCGTTTACGAAAAACTTCTTAACAACTGTAGTTTTTCTAACTAAAAGCATATCACCAGCTCTTACACCGTGATTTGCACCAACTGTACCACCGTCTACATCTGTTGCGTTAGTCATTGTGATTGTTACATCACCATCAACACCAGATGCAACGTTTGCTACTGTACATGCTAAATACGTAAGGTGTAATCTACCTTGCTCTGACCAAATTACTTGGTCTGAAGCCATAGCTTCTTCTGCACCTACTTTTGATAAGAAACCTGAAATAGTTCTGTTACCGAATATCTCAGCTTCTTTTTCGATTAAATCTGGCAAATATTGTTGAGCCCAACCTTTCTCAGCTGCGCTTGTAAAATCAATATAGTTTGTTGCCAGTGTTTGTTTTATAGGAGCTGGTGTCATTTTACCAGTCCCTTGAAATGTTACTGCCATTTTAAAATTGTTTTTAAATTAATAATTAGTTTCGTGTTTTAATTCGCAATTTCATATCATCTGAGCTATCGCCCAACACTCTAACAGTAATACCATCTTTAGTAGTCGAATGTGACTTTCTAGATGTATTAATATTTTTCGCATCAGCAACTGAAGCTTTTATAGCATCAGCTTTTCCTTGCTCATAAAAATGATTTGCAATTGCATCAGGATTCATTGCAGTAAATAAACCTTTGTGATAACCCTCAGCGTTCTCCATTAATCCATCTTTATTCAAAAACTTTTCGATAAAGTTATTAATGTCTTTTTGTTGTGTCTTCACTTGGTCTGCATTACTAACATTGTACGTAACCTGTTTGTCACCAACTTTAAATTCAAAACCTTTGAAATCGTTGTTAAAAACCTTATCGGTTTTATTTAAGAATGTATCAGACTGCTGTCGAACAATTTTAGTGTTCTCTTCCTGTTCTGCATTGTAACTATTGTAGAAATCTACGGCTTGTTGTTGCTCTTCATTGAGTTTATTACTAGCTTTAATTTCTTCGTAGTATTTAGACTTTTGCCCGTCTAAATAGGCTTTAGCCTCGGCAACTTGCTCTTTTAAGGCTATTTTCTTTTTTCTTATCTCTCTTTCATCTGCATTATCTTCATCATAAGAGTAAGTATCTTCTAATAAGAAGTTTATTTCTTCATCGTTTAAATGAGGTTTTGTTTTTTTATAGTAATCATGTAACACCTCAGCGTCATCTAACTCTTCTACGTCAGTGTTTAAATTTACATAATCTTCAAGCGTTCCACCAGTTTCTTTCATAAACTCTTTAAGTTTAATAAGATCGTCTGGTAAATCAACTTCTATAACCTCTTCCTGTGCTTGGGTTTCCTGTTGTACTTCTTCTTGTTCTTGTGGGGCATTGGCATCTTCATCGACTCCAACCACTCCCTCGTTGTCAGTATTGTCTTCTGCAACTTCTGTTGTTTCTGTGGTTTCATCTTCTATTGGGTTTTCTACTGGTATTGATAAGTCTACTTTGTAATCACCATCTTCATTTATAGAGACGGGTGATTGTACTGTCTCTTCAACTGATTGTTCAGTTGCTTGTGTAGTTTCTTCAACTACGTCTTTGTTTTCTTCCATGATATAATATTATTAAATAATTAGTTAAACATCCATATCCAACCCTTGACCCATCACATCATTACCTGATGACTCAAACTTTGGTTCAGACTTTTTTTCTTCTCTTTTATCTTTGCGATCTTCTTGTTCTGCTTTTGAAGTCATTTCCATACGCTTCAGTTTAGTGTTAATTTCAAACTCATGATCCATTAACTCTTTCTTTAGTTGAGCTTCTTTTTTCATAAACTCCATTTGTAGTTTATTCTTTTCAGTTTCTAATAGTATTTGATTATCAGTCTTTGCTTTTTCCTTTTGCATATCACCTTGAGTTTTAGCTTGTGCTGACTGTACATTAGACTGGGTTTGTGCTTGTTGTTGTTGTTGTTGTAATTCTTTATCTTTATCTGCTTTCTTTTTTCTACGTAACTTAAGCAGTTGGTTTGCCATCTTAAGATTTTTAATTTCTCTTAAATCTATAGCATCGTCAAGCTCTATTAGCTTTTGCTGTAATGCCATTTGTATGTTATTCTCAAGTATTTGTTTTTCTTCTTCATCTGGCATTAATTCTATAAATATACCAAAGTCATATAAGTGTAACTCTTTCATTTCATCTAGCGTAGCTACGTTATGAGCTCCTATAGATTGTATAAACGCATCTTTAGTTGGTGAGTACTCTAGTATATCAGATATTCTAAGTGATATTTGCTCTGCAGCCTCTACAGTTAAAAATAACGATGCGTCTAGTACATGTCTTGTTGCTACATTTGAATTTGCAGCTGCTAGTTTTTGTATACCAACTAATGACCTAGAGTCTGGTGTTGAAGCATCTCTAGCTTCGTTCAAACCAGTCACATCTCTAATCATTTGTAAGTAATAATTATAGTTACCTATAAGTGCTTGTAATTTACCACCTGCACCAGCTCCATTTGATATTTCTTGCACCGGTATTTTACCTGGGTTGCTATCACCATCTTGCGTAAATGATCTACCAATAACAGAACCTGTTTGAAAGAACATATTTAAAGCTTCTTGTGGATTATAGTTTGTGCCATTACCTAAATCAACTTCAGCTAAACCATCGATGTCTAAATAAACACCGTCTGGCACCATACGTGATAACACTTGTTGTATTTTTAGATGTGTAAGTTGTATCATGTCGGCAAAACCAGTTATTCTACTAACTAGACTTTCTATTCTACCTTTATACATTTTAGGAGCAACTAAAGAGTAGTTCATTTTAACCTTGTTAAAATTACTTTTATCTCTCATCATGTTATCAGCTTTTTGCCATTTTAACATAATGTCAGTTCCTAATATTTTTGCTCCTTCAAATAATACTTCTGAAGCTTTATGCATTCTAACGTAATCTACTTGTTTTTCTTTAGGTGGATTAAATCTATCTGTTTTAGGTATTGCTTTTTCTCCACCACTAGCAGTTTTCTTTATTTTATAAACATTATTCATATATGTTTTATAGTTAAAATATAAAACAGATATTTTATTTCTATCTTTGTTGTGTTGGTCAACTCTATTGTGAGATAAACCATTGTATTTTTTATCTATGTCTTCAAGATCAGCCGGTGATAAGTTTGGAAACTCTTTTACAAGCTCGTTTATAGGTACGTATTTAACTTCACCTATATAGTATATATCTTCAAAATAAGGTGAATCACTATGAGAATAAACTAAATCAGCTGGATCTACATATTGTACTTTTGCTCCTTCACTCCAATCAAAAGTAGTTTTAACAGCACCCATACCTAGCACTGTCAAATCTTCTAAACATCTTCTTCGTATTAGATCGTATTTAGAACCTTGCAATAAAACGTTCACAGCTTGTTCATTTGCTAACTCAACCTCTTGCTTGTAAGTTAACTGCATATGTAACCTTAACTCTTCCATTGTTTCTGGAAGTTGCTCTGGATCGTTTTCGTAAAGATCCATATTAAAATCTTGTTTAGCTTGGTTGTTAAAGTCTCTATTTCGCATATCTTTCAACATGCTTTCCATGTAGTCAGTTCTTTTAGCTACACCATACTGATCTTGCGAGTATGCTTTAATATCAAAATTTCTACCAGCCATACCGTTTACAACTATATCAACAAACTTAGGTATAATTGGTACTGGTGTCCAATCTAAATTAAGATAAGACAAATCACCATTTATAGATAACTCATCTTTATATTTTTGTATTGATTGTTCACCCCTCGCGTATAATCTAAGATTATGAAACTTTCTTTGCGTTTTAGAATATCGATTTGAAGCAGGACCATCAAACCATTCTAGTTCGATAGCTCTCGCTACTTTTAACCCATACTCATTAGTGATCTTTTCTAAATCACTAACAACTTGAGAAGGAAATTCTTTATGTAGAGAATCTGCCATGTTATTGTTTAATTATTTTTGAATTTATTCCTTTGTTGCTATACTTAGCAATGTTTATGTTTATTGGTGCTTTTTTAATATGTGGGTTGGGTTTGTACAAATGTCTATTACAAGCCATTATTGCTAACCCGCTACTAATCGTTGCATCATACTTAGTTCTTTTATTTATATCAAAACCAGCCCAATCATTTAAAGTTCTATTAAAATACATATTTCCGTAACCATCTTTCGTTTGCCCAACCTTTTCTTGTATATACATCTCAATAGCAGCTGCGTGAGCTTGTTTAATATCTTCACTTGAGTTTGGTATACCACCTATTTCTTTTTCAGCCGTAGACAATTTATTCCACACTTTGTCAGGTCTATTCATACTAAAACCTCTATAACCACGTCTTCTTAAATGATACAATAGACGAGGTTTGTTGTTCTCTGCTAACATTGGCATTCCGTAGTAAATTAAAGCCATTAGAACGTCCTCAAAGAATATCTCAGCTGTTTGTGGTCTAGCTATATATTCTAAAAAAAACTGAGCTGGCGGCGCATCTTCCATTGAAAACTTAGTTAATCCGTGTAAAGCACCTTTGGAACCTTTACCATCTACAGTTCCTGATATGTCATAACTATCACAACCAAAAGCTCCCATGTGTTCATTACCGGGATAACGTATACCATTTTTTACTATAACGTTATTTTGCAAGTTTACTGGTGGTACCCAAGTTACTCTAAACCTACCTTTTTGATCTGGGTAAAACATTACTCTTGAATCTTTAACGCCATTAATCCATTGAAAATTACCTTGTGTTATACCTAAATTTCTACCTAACTCTTCGTTGTAATCTATTTGTTCATATAATTTAACTAAGTTAAATATACTGTTATTCGCCTCATCTCTAAACGCGTGCTCAGTAGTTCTTGGAAACTGCCTGTAAAATTCATTTAACGCGTCTTGATCTTGTTTTAAACCATCAGCTTCGTTTTGCCAGTTTTCTACAACCCCTATATCTATTAACTCTCCGTCTGGGGCGAAGACATCATTATCTGGCGTATCAAATACAGGACGTCCGTATTCGTCAATAAATCCTTCGTAGTTCCATTCCATTGGGATAAAGAGAGAATATAAACCAGACTTTGTTTGTCCATTCCTATTTCTTTGAGTAACGTCTGATGCATTGTATAGTTTTTTAAAGTTATCACCTCCTTTATCTAATGCGTTTGATGTTGAACCCATCATGCATTTTCCAATAATCCTACTACCTAACCTTAAACATGTTTTTGTTACTCGCCAATTATTTAATATGTTATCAGGTCTTTCCCACTTACCACTTTCATCATGTACTAGTAACTTTAGTTTTTCACCATCATAACTATTGTCACCTGTATTCTTCCAGTCTATAGTTGTATCTAGACCTTTTATATCTTCTAGCTTTTCATTTTCCGTAATCTTTTTTCTAGTAAACTTACTAGCAGGTACTCTGTACGCAAGTTCAGACTTCGGTCGATCCATACCATCTTGAATAGGTTTGAAAAAGAAAGGATAGTTTATTGATATAGGTACAACTTTATCTGTAAACATTTTCTTAGCATCAGCACCTGTTTTAGATAGTATACCAAACCTTGCATCGCTTGATATTGTAGCTTGGTTAACTGTTTCAGCTGACGACATAAAAGAAAAACCAGATCGTCTGTTTTTAAGGTAACACATACCATAACATCTTTTATCTGCCTTGCAAGCTTCCCAGAATATATAGAACAATCTGTTTGCTTCTCTAAAGTCTGGTGCACCTACGTCAATTTTACTCCACTGCAAATACATATAGTGTGTACCTGTTATGTATGTTGCTTTTCCTTTATTGTCAAACCAAAAACCCTCATCTCTACGTTTAAACTCTTCATCTATATAGTCAAACCAATCAGCTTTTTTTTCTTCAGGATAACTACGCCAATCAAATATGTTTTTAAGTCTACCTAATTCTTTCGGATATTCAAACTGTTTCCACTTTTTTTCTTTGTTGCTATACACACTGCGCTCTTTCGGTAATGCTA